GACTATTCACTCTTTCAGTTAAGGTAAAACTACCTGTCTTGCTCTTTGCCATGGGTGCTGGGCTAGGCCGACAGCCTATAAGGGTTATATTTTCGGAAGTTTTCCTATCAACCGCACTTATCTTTGTGAGCGTAGCGAACCCAGAAGCCTATTTGTCGTGCCTAGCCCAACCCTCGGGCTAGGAGGCCACGCCCGACCGCGACAGCCGGAAAAGGGGGTTTACCTATCAAATGTTTTGTTTTCTTTGTGTCAAAAAGAAACTATTAATAATAATATTAGCATACGCCGGTATATGGCAAGAATCAATAGGATAAGACAGAATGAAAATAGATCAACTATCTCAGTTAGTTTACCCCAAGAGTGCATTATAGCCCTCAATAACTATGCAGAAAGGGTAGGAAGTAACCGTTCATTAGCATTGGAATACATAATTAGAGATTGGAAAAGGATCATGCAAGCACAAAAGGAGGCTAGAAAATGACTTGTTTCATTTGTTCTGGAGAACCTTGCAAACAATTAGCATGTTGTGTTTGTCCTGGCGGAGAATGTAATACATGTCACCTGGTGGTGAATCAATGAAGAAGTTTGAAGGATGGAGAACAGATGAGTTGCAATTCATTGCAACTATGATAGCAGGAAGAGAGATGGAAGGTATGAGAGAAGAGCCTTATCATGAATTATATCTTGAAATACTCAGAGAGATCAGAAACCGTAGAGTCAAAGAGGAGCTGTTCCAGATGAAACTTAAAGGGATCGAAGAGGAATAACCCCCCCTTTATTGACCACTTAACCAAATATATCGCCATCCGTATGGAACATGCTCTAACTCTTCAATCTTTTTTGAGGGTGAATTATCGTAGAGAGTTTTTCCAATTGGTTCATTCGTTAATCCTCCAGAATGTAAATCTTGCGTATCTAGTATCGTAAAGACGGTTGCCAAAATAGCGGTCCCTATAAAAGCCTCCAAAAGTAATGCTAAACCAAAACCAAACCTAGCAGCAGAAAAGAAACTAGTTCCTGTTCGCACCTGACCTGCCTGCCATGCTACATTAATCCCAAAAGCACCTAACCCACCTCCTAACATAGCTGGGACTCCCGTATATTCTAGCCACGCTCGCCCCCATGACATCTTATCATCTGGCATAGTATCTACAATTTCTTGAATATCTTCTTCAGTTAGACCAGGGGGGAATACTGGGTCAGCTGCAATTGGTGATCGAAAGTTTAGAGGAGAAAAGAAAAAAGGAAACAGAGCCGCATCTAGTGGCTTCTTTTTTTTTTACCCATCAGACTTCACCTTGCAAGACATAACTTCTACGTAGTCTTTCCATGTAGACTAAATCCTTTTCTTCAGTTGTAGTGGCTTGAACAACTAAGTTAGTAGGAGGGATTGTGATTGACCCTGTGATGTCTTCGAAATGACCCATAGTTGTGATTACTAACCTGGTCCAATGTAATTTCTCAACTGCGCACGGATTACCAGAACCAAAAGTACCACCATCTACGTTAACGTATGTGCCAGGTATTTGTCCATTTTGTGCTAAACTTTGACGCAGCCCGTAAATACATTCCATTAGATCTAAAGTTGAATCAATAAAACCAGGAGGGGAATTAATTGTATCAATTATTTCCGCATCAGTAATCCTCCTAGTTGTTATGAAATCATAGACTGTCATTACAGGTGAAGGCATAGTTGCTACTAGCGGTATACCATCTTTTTGAATATCTACTCCAACAGTGAACATAGTTAGATCTTGAGCATTCCAACCAGATAAATCGATGTATTGGCGATTAGTCCATGCTTGATATGTTTGTCCATTAGGCATGATCTGGATATATTCCCAACCTGTTCCCGCACTAAGGCCTGGGGTTAAAGTGCCACTACTAATCGCTACAACAGCATTAAAGCGGTCACATTGCTTGTATAGTTGATGCGCTTTCATTGTCATTTCATCGCCTTCCTTGTTGCTTTGTGTGCTTTCTTTGCTAGTGCTGGGAAGCCTGTACGTGGATGAGCCTTCTTTAATTTCTTATATTGCTTAGCATATTCTTTGTTATATGCTGATGCTTTCCTAACTACTTTCTTTTCTGCAGCTCTTTGTTTCTTATATTGCTTAGGAACTTCCTTTACTAACTCTCTACCTGCTTTTCCTGCTTGCTTCTTTGCTTCAGACTTTACTCCTAGCAAGAATGCTTGAGTTACTAAAGCAGCGAGTTCTTCAGCAAAGGATGGCATTTAACCATCCTCAGTTATCCGCTGCAGTACTCTGGATTGCAATTGCCATCCAGTCTTTAGTTGAAAGTTTGACAATTCTACATCGAATTCGAACTGTGTTAGTCCATTGAGTACCAGCCGCTGATGCAGCACTTGCATCAACAGTGAAGTATAGTTGATCATTAACAACCATTCTAGCCTCATCTAATTTGCCGAACGTGTCGGGATATAGATCTGGGCCTATGGCTGCTACATTATTAGTATCATCGAAGAATAATGAACCTGATGCAATCAATGACTGATCATCTGCAGGAAGAATGGCATCCCCTGGATTTAGATCGGAAAGTTGCATATCCCATACAACATCACCCGCTGAATGTGTTTGAAAATCAGTGTTATACGTATCTAGTGCTGCCCCTGAAACCACTTGGGTTACGAAGTCCACAGATTCAATTGCTACAGCTTGCTGGTCTCCTACATCTACGTATGCCCCTAAATCAATAGTTCCAGAATAAATTCCCGCTGTTGCTGTCTGACTATTCACTCTTTCAGTTAAGGTAAAACTACCTGTCTTGCTCTTTGCCATGGGTGCTGGGCTAGGCCGACAGCCTATAAGGGTTATATTTTCGGAAGTTTTCCTATCAACCGCACTT